CTGGGGGTGCCCCTGGGGGTGCCCCGGGTGGTGCGCCGGGTGGTGCGGAAGGTACTGATGGCCTTCCTTCAGGATAGACATCTTTTCTCCACTTCTTCACATTCTCTAATGGCTTAACTGGAGATGTAGCGTATCCGGGGCCAGCATACTCTGGGTTACTGAATACAGTCTCTACATAATTAGACATATCTTTTCCGGTTGGGGTTAGCCCACCTGCTCCTGAAGCAATACTAGCAGCTTCATCAAGAATATTAGTCTTTATCCAGCTTGGTGTTGAACCTCCGTAAACCAAGGATAAATCATCGCCACCGTCCATATTTAAAAGACCCCCTGGGCCGTAGTGATTCTCTGTTCCTATCCCACTATTATGTAGGTCAACATCTCTCAGTAAATCAATCTCTTCTTGTGTTGCGTAAATAGCATGCGTTGTATGCGCGTTAGGGCCGGACTTATAAGTCTTTGGGATTGTAACTCTTTTTGATTTTTTCGCCATCAGTGCATCCTACCTTTGAGATCTTTTGTTATTATATGGTATGAACATTTCCAATCCTTTAATACCTTGAGCCATCCCTTTCTTCCCCAGCACTCCAAAGATGTGCAGCCCATTTCTAAAGCCCAATCCTCTACGGTTGGTAGGAATTGCATCCATTGTTCCATGCTCTTTCCAGCTATTGATATAATTCTCAATATTCTTTTCCTTGGGTAAGGTATAATTTGCGACACCATAGAGGCTATAATGTTTCCTTCCTCTATGGCTATCCACAATTGCATCTCTGCGTTAGTGAGGGCATTATAAAAATCTTCTGGTTCTAACTCCCCCTCTGAATGGGGTGTCATCAGCTCTAGGTGTTTATGTACAGTCTCCCATATATCGTCTACACGATCAGGAGATACTAACCCTATGCTACAATTTGACCCATGCTGAAGTGGATTCTTTGAAGAAATAGATTCCTTCGCCCGCTCCGATAGGATCCCAGTTCGTTCCGTCGACGTATCTAACGTCCCCCCCTCTCGGTTTTTCTGGCGCGACATGTGTCCTCTCTAGTCTGAATGTGGCTTGGTTGAATATGATATCAGCCAAGCGTTTAAGTTCTGTAACGACATATATTCCTAAGTCCTCTTTGTCTAATGGTAATGGCCCCGGCTCATAATGAGTGACAGACTTTACTACTCTGTCCTTGTATGTAGCCATTAGTAGCTCTGTGAGCCTCTACTACCGGCATCATCTAATTCTATTGAGTACCCATCAAGCCTCCAATCAAAGTCTCCGGTGGATTCAAACTTCACTCCGTAGAGTTTTCCAGCTGCTCTAACTGAAACTTTAGATTGCGTATCAGGGTTAAAAGTGTAGGCAGAAGTCCATGTAACGGCCCCTTCTGTAGACATCTGAGTACCTACATAGACGTTAACCGTATTGCCAGAACCAGATACCTCCATCTTGGGGTATATAGCCTTTATTCTTTTTACCACTACTTGATCCGGTTGACCCTGCGCTGTAGTAGATAGACCTGTCCTTTGAATATAAGAGGTCATATCTGTAGTATCTTCTTTATTGCCGGAATTATTACGATACAGCTTTGTATCTGTAAATCCTGCCATAACAAGAACGTTCTCTACCTGACTCCAACTCTGCGACCAAGAACCCAAAGCACTGCTCCATGTAGGTATTGCGGCTGCCCAAGTTGTAAAGGAGTTAGGGTCATCTACGGAACCATAACCAATGTGCGCTAGATCTGGAAGATCTCTTATTGTGAATGCTTGGTTAGTCCAGTTCCATACAACTGCTTTACTACACTGTCCACTGGCGCTTGCCGCTGTTGGGAAGCAAGCCCACATCTCTGTTCTTCCATAATCAGCTACAACAAAAGATTTCTTATATTCTTCACCATCGATAGATTGAAAGATGTAATCTCTAATCTTATGGGGAAGGATAGAAACAACCTTCTGACCATCGTTAATATAAATATCACCGTTGCCAAAGAAGAAATGTCCACCATCATACTCTGCTACGCAGTTCTTTGTTAGCGCACCAACTGAAGGAGATAGCTGTCTAAAGGCAAAGATAAATGGAGTTCCAACATACGTCATAGAGTATATGGAATCCTCTTTGTAGATCATAAATGTATCGCGGAGAGGAAGCCCGTCAAGTATCTCACCTTTTGAATCTGCTAATTCATATTCTCCAGCATCTACTATTGCACTGGTTTCATCCCATGAGGTTGGGGTTAGCTGAGTAGCAGCCTCTGTAGACCATTTTACTAATCTTGGATAATTTACATTTGACTTGGTTATATTAAGGGCAACCAAGAATGATCTGAATGCTCTTATTGATTTGCATTCGTGGGTTGATGTCCAGTTATTTAGGTTCTGCATCTTTTGGATAGTTGCAGGAACACCGGAAATAAGCTCCCAATACTGCGGGTCATCAACGCCGTTAGTCATTACAAGTACACCACCTATGACCGTGGCAGTCCAGTTCTCTGTAATGTCAGTAGTGTATGCACCACCTGCTCCGCCTCCTCTGGTGATGTCATACCACTTCTTTGTTCTGGTTACCTTTGCGCCGTCTGCATGTATAGCGGCTCCTCCACCTCTTACACACCCAGTGAATGTGTTTGTTGAGATACCTGTATAGACAATCTCTTCAGAGTCTATGGTGATAGTGCCAGCAGTCTCAAAACCAATTACACTATCCACCGTGATAGATACGTCTGCTGCACCAATACCACCATCTAGGGTGTCTGTAACGGTACTATTGTCGTAGACATGTATAGCTGCTATGCCACCTACGATCCAATACTCATTAACCCCTGTTACAAGACTAACAATGTAAAGAGGAGCAACAGGTACGGTTGCCATAACATCGGCGTAGCCCGGTGATTTTGTAATAGAGCCATGCTCTGATCTAACGTTATTGCCGTCAGACCATACATTAGGTGGGAGTTGCCACGGATTGATATCCTTGACAATTCCAACTTGCCCCACATTATCAATGGGGATTAAGGCCATGTTAGGCCCACCCTAGTGAGACTGCTTGGACTCTTGTATCTTTTGCCGCAGATTGGTTGTGCGTTGTTATTTTAAATCTCATGGCTGTGCCGGAAGGTTGCGATGAAATATCTAAACCATGTGTGGTAACAATCTCATGTCCTCCAGTTGTTCCTTGAGAAACAAGAGTGGCTTGCGTGTAGTTAGATCCGCTATCTCTGCTGACATATGCTTTGATGTCTGTATTCAAAGTGGCTGTTCCTGCTCCGTTTGAATAGGTCATAACAACATCACCTTTAGTTGGAACCGATTCAGCCGTCTGAGCGTTTGATACTAAAGTCATGTCGGCATAGGAAAGAGTGTCATAGAGGATATGAATGGCCCCTGATCCACCAGCGGCTGATGGGTATTGATCTGCTCCACCTCCTCCAGCGCCACCACCTGTATTTGCTGTTCCAGCAGAAGATGCCGGTGACTCTGGATAAACGCCTCCAGCTCCGCCTCCTCCTGTGCCTCCATCTCCATTGCCACCACCTGTATTTCCTGTTCCACCTCCGCCCCCGGCGAACCAACCTGAAGCACCTACCCCTGTTCCAAAAACAGAAGAATAATCTTTACCAACGCCACCATCTCCTCCAACAGTCGTACTAACAGCATTTCCACCTACCGCTCCGGCTCCGCCTCCACCTCCACTTGACATAGACCAACCGCTTGTAACTGATCCCCCATTGTTACCAAAACCAACGCCACTGTATGATCCAAAGGTTGTTACTTGATCGGTGGCACCAAAAGCCCCATTACCGCTGGCGACATTTGCCCCGCCGCCGCCTGACCCACCATCATCTGCATCATCAGCATTCGTAGCCCCACCAGAACCACCGCTTGCCGTCAATATTTGCGTAGTTCCAGAGGAATCAAATACGGAATCAGCACCATTAGTAGAGTTCACACCGCTGCTTCCAACTGCCGCCGCTCCTGCACCTATTGTTAGGTTATAAGTGGTGCTTGCTGCTGCGGCAAAATTAGAAACATATACAAGACCTCCACCTCCTCCCGCGCCATTACCATTACCTTGAGTACCGGAACCACCGCCACCGGCAACAACAAGTATCTTAGCCGTTCCAGTAAGGTTTGCAGGGGTGACCCATGTATCGCTTCCCACTGACGTATGGTTGGATGCGGTATCCGTTGCGGCACTTGAACCGGAATAATAGTTTCCGGCATCGTTTCTAAATTCATTGGTAGAGGTTGACGCATCTATTCCTGAAGCGTCTTCAAAGGCGTCTACGCTTTGATCCACTAAGTTGTATCTAGCAAGAGAACCGTTTGCGGCAACCTTAAATCCCAAGAGCGCAATGTCATCTCTTGCCCCATCATCTTCTACGCCAGTTAAATTGCTACCATCTCCGTAATAGGGCATTACTCAAACCTCCTGCAAAGTAAATTTGTACTTCTTACCATTTGTTCTATTTAGTAGGAAAAGGTCATCAGAGCCTTCCTGTATTGTCCAGCTACCTACTGACCCATCTACATCATTTCCGTTATGGCTTGTATTGTCTAGGTGTAAGTCTGCGGAGTACACATTAGCCCAAGTCGTGCCAGATGCTCCCAAGTCTCTTGTACCGTCTGCTTCTGGCAATAGATTGCCTGTAACCGTAAGAACAGAGCCGTTGTAAGTTAATCCAGATTCACCATTTAATGTATTGGCTGTACCTGATCCAGTAATAACTCTGTTATCTGCATTGGTATTGATTGTGGTTTGAGTAACAGCAGCCCAATCAAATCCATTGGTGGCAGTAGAATCTGCTGTTAAAACATCTCCATTTG